CCTGAAATGATCCATACAACAACGGCAGCCTTGCAAACTAAAGCAGATAAGGCAATCGCTAAATCCCCGGAAGCGCAGGCAGTGACCTTTGCCCGTGCGATGATGAACAGCGTGTCTCTCACAGCCAGCCAAGCGTTGGAGATGCAGGTCTTATTCCCCATTTGGGGTGAGAAAGATGCGGAGTTTGGCAAGGAAGTTGAAATAGGCTTCCGGCTTCGAGTAGTGGAAGGAGAAAGCGACACTTTGTTTGAAGTGATACAAAAGCACAAGCTGCAAGCCGATTGGAAACCGGGCATAGAAACTGCTTCACTGTATAAGATCGTTGAAGCTGAGCACGCAGGCACGCTTGATGATCCTATTCCATACGTGCAGGGTATGGCATTCGAGAAAGACAAATATTATGAACAATACGGTGTGATCTATCTCTGCATTCTGACGACCGTTACAGGTTATCCGAATGACCTGAAAGACTTGCCCACAATCGTACAGGAGGTAAAGCGATGAGACAGTATGTGTTATTAAAAGTTAACGGGTGGGGTAAATCACCTCATTATAAATATGTTACGGCCTCTGACTTTGATAAGGAAGGAGGCCGGATATGAGAAGAAGTATGATGGGAAAGAGGAAGAAGTTGTTTATCAAGCGGTTTTACCCGGCTGGTAATTACACGTGGATAGTCCCTCGTGGCTGTACCTCCGTTGACGTGTTCCTTGTAGGTGGCGGATCAGGGGCCGGGCAAATATCTTCCGGCAGCTCCTATGGCGGCGGCGGTGGCGGATATACGAAAACTTACAGGGGCGTGGGATACGTGAGACCTTCATCGGGCAGCTGGATGGGAACATATAATGATGGACGGGATGGGGATGCCATTACCGTCTTCCCCGGTCAAATCGTTGCGGTCACGGTTGGAGCCGGAGGAAACGGGGGCGACGGCGGGTACTCCCAATTTATGGATGATAGACATCGAGCTGAGGGAGGTAGATGCGTTAAGGTTAATCTCCATGGCGGGAATGGTGGGTCCGGCGGAAGTGGCGAGGACGAGTCCTCTTCCGTTTACGGAGGTAATGGTGGCTCTGACGGTTTACCGGGTGGTGGTGTCTATCGGGGGGAAGGCCAAAATCATACCACCAGGGATTTCGGTGAGCCTTCCGGTAAGAGAAACGCTGGAGGAGGAACCGGTTGTTCCCATAGGATGAAGGAATATCATGGCGGTGAAAGCGATTATGAGGAAGGATCTGGAGAGAGCTTTAACCGTCGCCAAGATTCCTACGTGGGAGGAAAAGGCGGTGGTGGCTACGGCGGTGGAGCTGGAGGCACTTTTGGCAATAATGCTTCAACAAGAGGCGGTGACGGCACGGTCGTTATCCGGTATTGGGCGTATGAGGAATAATTAAAAATGTAATGATATGATTTATTTAGTACTTATTTCAATGTTGATTATTGCCTCCTACACGGCGGCAGTGTGTATTAAACAAAAGGGTGTTCTGGCTTCGATCTCGGCAACCTTTTACAGGCTGGAGCATAAGAACTGGTTCATGGCGACCACGTGGCTTACCGCCGGATTGTTGATGCCGGCTATCTTGGAGGTATCTAGGCCGGACACCGAGTTCCTGGCGTTCCTCGCCTGCGCCGGCATGTTCCTTGTCGGTGCCGCCCCCAACTTCAAGGAGGATTTCGAGGGGGATATCCACGAGTTAGGGGCCATATGCTGTATTGTGGGCTCACAATTATGGGTGATGTTCAACTGCCCTTGGTGCCTGCTGGTATGGGTGGCCTACGTGGTCTATACTATCGTGATGATGACTCGGCACGTGTCAGATAGCGTTATCGCGGATTTCTACAGGACGAAGCCTATGTTCTGGGTGGAGATCGCCGCTTTGCTGGCTACCTATATGAGTGTGTTTATCTTGATTTAATCGCTGTTTAAACGATGGTTATTTACAATCAGGCAGGAGACGTTTTACTTGACATCCCGGTGGACGATGACAGCTATCGTTACCGGGCGATAGCGCAAGCGAAGAAGGTGGAGCTGCGTTATTCCCTCGTGGAGCACGTGGAGCTGCCCACCGGAGCGTATATCGAGTACCAAGGGGAAAGGTACACGCTGTGGTATCCCTCCGATTTCAAGAAGGAGGGCACGAGGGTCTTCGACTATACCGTCACCTTCGGCGGCAACGAGGAGATCCTGAAGAAGTACAAATACAAGTTGCTCTCCGATAAGCCCTACAAGCTAAAGTTCGTCATGACGGCCACTCCGAGGATGTTCGTGGAGTTGTTGGTTGACAATCTCAATCTCTATGACTCCGGCTGGACGGTCGGCACGGTGATCGAGGCCCCGGAGAAACTGTTGTCGTTCAACCATGAGAAATGCTGGGCTGTATTGGGGCGTTTGGCCGAGGAGTTCGACACGGAGTTCGAGATCGTGGGCAAAACTATCAACCTCCGCAAGGTGGAGTATTACAAGGACGCTCCTCTAAAGCTATCCTATGGCAAGGGAAACGGTTTCCTTCCGGGTGTCGGTCGTGCTAACCAAGGCGACAACCTCCCCGTGGAGATATTGTACGTGCAAGGCGGCGAGCGGAATATCGATTACTCGGCCTATGGCAGCCAGACATTGTTGTTACCCAAGTCACAGGAGCTGGAGTACCAAGGCCGACGGTACAAGACCGATCCGGATGGGATGTATGTCACTCGCGCGGACAGGCCCCTTTCCTCTTATAATGAGGACAGCTACGACGCCAGCGATATATATCCATCCCGGGTCGGTACGGTGAGCAAGACCGACACGGAGCCGGGCGAGGACACGGACGGGAACGATGTCACGTTCTACAACTTCTATGACTCATCGGTTCCCGCCAACCTCAATTTCGAGGATTGCCTAATCGCCGGTCAGACCATGACGGTTATTTTCCAGACAGGCCGTCTGGCGGGCCGTGAGTTCGACGTAAAGTACATACATGACGGTCGTAAGTTCGAGATCGTACCGGCTGAGCAGGACGGCATGGATCTTCCCAACTCGTCCCTGTATCCGGAGGTGGGAGACAAGTACGCCGTCTTTAACATATCCCTTCCCACAGCCTACGTATGCGACAACGCCACCAAGACCGGGGCGAGCTGGGACATGTTCCGGGAGGCTGTTCGTTACCTCTACGAGCGTGAGGAGCGGCAATTCACGTTCACAGGCGAGCTAGACGGGATTTGGGCCAAGAAGAATTGGTTGGCGATCGGCGCCAAGCTGGTCCCCGGCGGTTATGTCGATTTCAGCGATCCCCAGTTCCAGCCGGACGGTATCCTGATCCGGATCATCGGGGTGAGGGATTACATCAACAGGCCCCACAGCCCGGAGCTTGAGCTATCCAATACGCCGGTAGGCGGTTTCCTGTCCGATGAGCTGGGCAAGCTGGAGAGCGAGGAGGTGACGAACGAGACACGACACAAGCAGGCCGTATCGTTCACCCTTCGCCGTTGGCGTGATGCGGTGGAGATGCAGGGGATGCTGGAGAAAGCGTTCAAGGATTACGGCAAGGGGCAGGCGATGTCGTGGCTTCGCACCATGTCGGTATTGGTGGGACATGAGTCGTTGCAGTTCCGTTTCGTCAACCGTATTCCCACGGCGGACGGGCAGACGGTCACCGAGGTGGATCACGCCTTCACGTATGACGGGCAGAGACGTACGCTTGCCACCCCCTCCGGGATCTTGCAGCACATGACGTTGGGTATAGACTCTCTCGCCCCCTCCCACAAGGTGACCGAGTATAAGTACTGGAACATGGCGGCCTATACGTCTCCCTATCTGGGGGATGACACGGAGGCCATGTACCTGTACGCCCGCTGCGCCAAGTCGGGATCGGCGGGCACGTTCTTGTTGAGCAAGGAGCCGATGGACTTGGACGACGGCTCGTATTACAACCTCCTTTGCGGAGCCTTGAGTACAGAGGTGGACGGCCAGCGTAGTTTCTCCACGCTTTACGGCTTCAGCGAGATAGGCCCGGGATGGATGCGGCTGAACAAGATCATTAACATGGACGGTACGCAGTATTGGGACATGCTCTCCAAGGCGTTCCGGATCGGTGATGACAACGCTTTCCTCTCATACGACCAGCGAGACGGTCTCGTGTTGAAAGGCAGTATCTACCAATCGCCCTCCGGCGAGATCGACTATCCGGAGGTGGATCGGGGCGCTTACTCCGATAAGTCCGTCTATTACCCCGGCGACAAGGTATCTTACGATGGTAACGTGTATAAGTGTATATCTCAAACCACGCCCGCCGTCCCCGTTGGCGGCTCGTACGCCTCCCCGTTACCGACCACGGCGGGATGGAGCGATGGAGTACCTGATGGAGAGTCTATACTATGGGCAAGTACGAGGATATTCACGAGCGACGGGAAGGATCCACAGCAAGCGGCGTGGACGACCCCGAGGCAAATGACGGACACGGCCGATTTCGACGTGGAGTTCTCATCCGTAGCGAACCCGTCGGCCCCAAACGGTCATCCTAATACCAATACCCAGTGGAGCGACACCCAAAGTACGGACACGATCTGGATGGCCACCAGCACCAAGAGAAACGGGGTATGGAGCGCATGGAGCGTATCCAAGATCAAGGGAGAGGAAGGCAAACCGGGAAAGGACGGGAAAGACGGCGATCCCGGTCCCCGTGGCGATCGTGGCCCCCGCTGCACCTACCGTGGCGATTACGACTCAAGCGCTACCTATAACGCCAGCTCCAAGATTACCGATATCGTATCGATCAAGAATAGCGATGGCACCCGCTCGTATTATGTGGCTAAGGTGGATGATAACGAGCCTACCTTCAAGGGGAAACATCCGACCAATACCGCCTATTGGGACACCTTCGGGGCGAACTTCTCCAGCGTGGCGACCGATTTGCTGATGGCACGGAAGATAGCTGCCTCGGAGATTGACGTGGAGGAGATCTTTGCGAACTTGGCAAGGATCGGAAACTTCACCATCACGAACGGGTCACTGATCGTGGATACGTCCGTCTCGGATCGTACCCAGATAACGTTCCCGAGAATGCTGACCATCGGGAAGACCACGCAGTTCGCCGGCCAGTTCGGAGACCGTAGCTCATGGGGAGGTGTCTTCTTTGAGGGATTCGGCCCCTATTTTTATGACATGGGGGTAGAGAAAGTGTTGTACAGGGAGGGCACGGGGGTCGTATTTAACGCCCCGGGCGGGAGATACCCGTTCTTGGGGGTACGGATCGATAACGGCAACGGTATCTATGGCTGGAACAGTCCCGGGAATATAGCCAACCTGTATATCAACAAGGACGCGGCGAGCACAGCCCATGTGTATATCACCAATTACCAAGGTTTGACCTCGTCTGATATCCGCCTGAAGAGCGTCTTCTTCGATATCCCGGACGTGCTGGATAAGCTGGAGGGTATCTCCGCATTCTACTACACGATGAAGGAGGACGAGGACAAGATCCTTCGCATCGGCGTGTCGGCGCAAGCCGTGCGTGAGGTGCTTCCCGAAGCCGTCCATCTTATCACACCGGACGATGATGATTCTTATTACGGAGTCGATTATATCCAGATGCTGACCGCCTTCGGGATCAACGGTATCAAGGAGCTTCACGCCAAGGTCAAGGCACTTGAGAAGAGGGTGGAAGAGTTGGAGAACAGATAGAAAATATTATAGGCCTTATCGGGGGCGGGCAAATAAAAGCCCCCGTATATATTAAAAGAAAACGAGTCATGGGAGTTGATTTGAATACAGTATTAGCCGTAATAGGTGCTATGGGAGGGGTCGAGGGGATAAAATGGGGTATCCGTGCGTGGGTGAATCGAAAAACAGACGCTCGTAAAGAAGATGCGGCAGCCGATGCGTTAGAGATTACCAATGAAAAAAATCAAGTCGGCTGGTTGGAGGATCGTATTACCCAACGTGATTTGAAAATTGATGCTTTGTATGTCGAACTCCGACAGGAACAGTCGGCCAAACTTGATGAGATACATAAAAGGCATGAGGCTGAACTTGCTCTAAAAGATGCGGAAAATAATCGCTGTGATCGTCCGGATAG